CCAATACCCAGGACACACTGGCATCACTACGAAGATGGAGGCTGGAACAGGATAACTCTGGCCCATTCCGCGTCTACCGAGACGCAAACGGCACTGTGTATCACTCAGTAACCCATATTCTCAAGGAAACAAGCGACACCACAGGCCTGGAACGTTGGGTTGCTCGCCTGGGACCCGCCGAGGCCACCACCCAGCGCAACGTTGCCGCCACCCGAGGCAACATGGCCCACTCACAAGCTGAATATTTACTGAAGACCGCCCAGCAGCTGGCACGCAGCACCGCCAACAAGCGCAATGCCATCAGCTGGGACTCCGACGGCCTGGCACGCATCCCGCCCAAAATCACACAATGGGCGCTAACGCGCGTAAGACCGAACGTACCTCGTGTGGGCTGGAGCGCATCAGGCTACGCCCGCAGTCTTTCAGACTGGATCGCCGAGAACGTTACCGAGATTTTCGCGTCCGAATTTTCCATTCATCACCCCGCCGGCTTCGCTGGAACTTGTGACGCCCTGATCGGCCTCAAGAACAACAGCCTGGTACTAGCCGACTGGAAGACCAGCGTCGGCCGCAAGACCACAAAAGACGAAGACGGCCTGGAACGTTTGCCTCAAGGCCATTCATACATTGACCAATGCGGCGCCTACAGCCTCGGCCTCAAGCACCTCACCGGCCTCCAGCCGACTGGAGCAGCCATCATCCTCGCCCGCCGCTGTGGCGCCCCCAACGTCCATTCAATGTCGGCTCGCGAGCTCGCCGACGCAGAGGAGTCATTCATGGCCAGGGTGGAACAGTATTTCCAGAGCCTCGAAGTCTCACCGCAAGTCTCATGAATCTCACCCAGGACATCCCGATAGGCGCAACCTGCCATTCATGCCGCTGGTACCAAGACAACACGTGCCGCCGCCATTCACCAGATTCAACCGGATGGCCATTCACTAGCGAAGACCAGTATTGCGGCGACTGGAGCCTTCGCTACATCCGCGCCGACGACAACCGCTGGCAGCCATTCAGAGGCTAAGAAGCCATTCATAGCTTGGGTTTCCATTCATGGCTTGCGACAAAACCTATACATCCATGCCCGGGCATGGTGCAAATGCACCATCGGGCCCGCTTTTGATGCATTTGCATGGCCGCTTTGAGTGCATTGACGCTGGGGCGTAGGCGGTCAGACCGGCCACGCCGTCTAACGGTGAGTCTCACGAGTCTCACGCTGAGACACTACAAAGGCCCCAAACCGCGAACGGCTGGGGCCCGGTGACAGGGTAGCGCGGCTTACCTGGATCGTTTCCGGGCCTTGCCAGCATCCCGTCTGGGATGCCTACCAGACGGCGCGGCGTTTCCGGTTTCCGCAGGCTGAATCTGTGGATTCTGTGGAGAATCGCCTAAGACATCCTGAACCGTGAGGGTTTGGTGGCTGACCCTGGCACGCTCTAACACGGCTTCGAATCGCTCGGCCATCCTCAGACGTTCCTGGGCCGCTACCAGCGAAGGCAAGGTCTCAAGGTGCCATCTACTGGCGCCAACCTTTGATGCCTCGGCCCGATTCTCACTCAGCCACGCCAGCACAGAATCTGCGCAGGGGTGGGTCTGTGCCAACCACAATTTATCCTGCCACTCGATCACCAGACGGCGCTTTGCCTCTCTGGCATCGTCGCGGTTCTGGCGCCGTTCTCGTTGCGTGGTCCAGGATCCACCAGTCATAAGTCCTACCCGTGGTGTGGGTTATAGGGGTTTGCTCTGGCACACTAGCAGCAGACGCAAGCCAGCCGGACGGACTGTTAAGTGATACAACAACGGCAGCAGCTGGCGCGGTCTGGGGCCCATCATGGGTAGGTCGTTCGGCACATCACGCCATGGCAAACACCACACAAGCAAAAGCCAGCCCCGCTCTCCTGGAGCGCATCGACCGTCTGACGGGATGTCAAGGTCACTGGGTTCTGATTCGTGACGGCGAGCCCGAGACTGATTGCTCCCATCGCTGGCACCAGACCCCAGACGAACACCTAACCTCCTGCCTGGAGCAGAGATGGCGCGGCGTCTCACTGGGTTTCGTGCCGTCCTATTGCGGTTTCAGCGACTACAGCAACACCGGACTAGTAGGACTGGCCAATTATCGGGTCTTGACGGATCCGGACAGCACACCTGACCCCCACGGTGGCATCCTCGAAGTCCGTTACGGATGGAACGGTCGCGGCGTTGTTCTGGACGTGTTGAGGGTTCCTGATGACGTGCTGGAGTCTGTGGAGGCCCTGGAGTCTTACCCGCTGCTCAGTGAGGACGAACACTCCCAGCTTGAATGTGACGGGATCGCCGCGCTTTGGTCTGATGAGTCTGTCGCGTCTCGCGTCAGGTCACTGCAGGACCTGGGGCTCTGCATTTTTGCCGCCCGTCGTGATTCGGCACCATGGGAGCTCGACGCCCTGCGCGAATCCTTGGTTTCTTACCTTAACGAGTATCCGACTTGCGCCGCTTGACACCCGGCCGGATCCGGTTCTACACTCTCACACAAGCCACACCACGGCAAACCATCATGACTCACTGCACTTCCGACCAGCTGGCACAGTTTCCCTGGATCATCAGCTGCGACACCCTACGGGCCGAGGACCTGCTGCCTAAGTTCTGGTCAGCCGCCGAGACCTTGGCGGTCTGGCGGTCTGAACCGATACCTACCGATCTGCTGGCACCGCTGGCCCAACTTGTGGGCGAAGACTCAAGCGAGTCTGACTGGTCGGACGATCTGGCAGACCAAACACTGACCGACCTGTTCGATCTGCTGCAGGAGTGGAGCCCGACCGGCTTTGGTTTCGGCGCTTCCGAAGGTGACGGCGCGTGCTTTGGTTTTTGGATCACCGAAGACTGGCACGATGCGCTAGAGGCCCTGGGTTTCGGGAATGATGACCCGTCAGGATGGGCCGAGCTGATCAGCCGCCTAGATGCTGACGGACTGGACCCGGACAACATTGAAGACGCCTACCAGGGCCGGGCCGAGGGATGGTCAGAGGAACGGGCCGGTGCTGATTACGCTCAGCAGCTGGCCGAGGATACGGGACTCTGGGACGGTAAGGCTACGTGGCCGCACTCCTGCATTGACTGGGAGGATGCATGGCAAGAACTGGCGATGAGTGACGGCTTTCGGTTACATGACATAGGTGGCGGTGATTGGCTGGTCTTCCGGTCTGTCTGACTGGCACACTGCAGACCCTACCGGGCCCGGCCATGCTGCTAGGCCATTCAGGGTGGGCCTATGATGCATTCATTGCCATTCATGGGAGACTGTAACTGTGACAGATCAGCCGGAAGCTAACAACACAGCCCCGGAAGATCAGCCGGAAGCTGTAACAAACAAGCCGCGACCCTACGGGAAGCGTAACCCCGACGCCGTGATTGAAGAACGCCGGAAGCGTCTTTATAAGCGGCAACTGACGGGTCTGACTGTGCGCCAGCTGGTGCTAGATCATGCTGACCGTGAAAGCATAGGCGAAGTCACAGCTTGGCGTGATTGGGATGCCGTCAAACAGTGGAACGAACAGGACTGGCAGAAAGATCGGGAGTCGATAGTGTCACGTCTCCAGGGGATGCGTCTTCGGGCGATCGACGCAGCGATCAGAAAGGGCCAGATCGGCTCAGCTCAGCTGCTGATGCGCGACCTTGGCGCGGTCGTTGGAGAGGTAGCACCGGAAGCCGCAGCCGCGGCAGCGCCGACGCTGAACATCACGGTCGAAGACAAGCGGCAAGCCTGAGCCCCTGCGAGTGTTACAAAGTGTGAACGCTGGAACGCCGCAGCCTTGCCGGGTCCCATGCCGCGTCTATTGTGTGAGGGTACCACGGGACACCAACCTATGCGCACCATCGCAGCCCTGGCCCTCCTGGCCCTCGCCACATCCACCGCTAATCTGCCCCTAGCACTGGCCCTCGCGGCCGGCGGCCTGGCACTAGGCGCCACTGTTCCGGCGGACTAGTTCAACTGCATTGTATTACATTATGTTACATTATCGGTGTTTTGCCGCTTCCTAGTGTTATATTGTATGGGTGAGGGCGCAGAGGAACCCTCACCCACAACTCACCTACACCAAAGGAGAACAAATGCACTACCCCACCACCGCTCAAGTTTCTGCTCGCCTCGAACAGTACGCCCGTACTATCGCTCCCTACGTTGCCTTCGTGCTAACGCTAGTGGTTCACACGTACCACCTAGGCCGCCTGCTAGGCCGCTGGGTGCACAGTACAAACGATCTACTGGCGCGCAACTGGCCGACCCGCCCACGCACTACCGAGACTAGTACAACTGAACCACTGGCTGCCGTGATCGCTGAGACCGGCGCCGCGGTCACCACGCAGACCGTCACCACCGAGACCGTGCTGGAACTCTACGCCCAGGGCCTGAGTCAGCGCGCCATCGCTGCACAGCTCGGCTGCAGCCGCGCCACAGTCCGCCGTCGCATGGCTGCCACTGCCTGACCCCCACCGACCCCCGAGGCGACAGCGGCCCACCGGCCCATCGCCTCCCCCGGCCGGGGGTAGGGTCCGGCGACGGGCGGCGCGCGGCAGCGCATAGGGAACCTACTGACACATTCTCAATTCTTCTTTCTGTTACACACGCCCAAGGGGGGCAGGGGTTCAATTCTCTGTACTACCCTAGAAGGTACCCCTAAAAATACAAATGCCCGATTCTGCTGGTGCGCTAACCCTGAGATACGCCCAGGGCGAAGTATTTTCCAGCCGCAAACGCTTCAGAGTATTGGTAGCCGGCCGCCGCTTCGGAAAAAGCTACCTCTCATGTATCGAATTGCTGCGTGGGGCGATCGAGCGACCGGGCGAAACATTCTTCTACGCGGCCCCCACATACCGGATGGCGAAGGACATCGCCTGGAAAGTAATGAAAAAACTCGTCCCCAAAGCCTGGATCAAGAGCAAAAACGAGACCGACCTCAAGATCGAGCTGGTGAACGGCAGCACGATTGAGCTAAAAGGCACCGAAAACGCCATGGCCCTACGCGGCCGAAGCCTCGCTGGCGTGGTCCTCGACGAAGCCGCCTTCATGGACGCCGAGGTCTGGTTCGAGGTCATCCGCCCCGCCCTCGCCGACAAACAGGGCTGGGCCCTCTTCATCTCCACGCCCGACGGCACCGCCAGCTGGTTCTACGACCTCTGGTGTTACTGCGAAAACGACGACCCGGACTGGAGCCGCTGGCAATTCACCACCATCGAGGGCGACAACGTCCCCCCAGAGGAAATCGAGGCCGCCCGCGCCCAACTCGACGCCCGCACCTTCCGCCAAGAATTTGAGGCCAGCTTCGAAAATCTCAGCGGCCTCGTCGCCATCAGCTTCGCCGACGACAACATCGACAAGCTGGTCCAAGACCTCCCAGTCCTCCCCCTCCTCCTGGGCGTCGACTTCAACATCGACCCCATGTCCGCCGTCTGCGGCGTCAAAAAAGGCGACGTCCTCTGGATCTTCGACGAGGTCATCATGACCGGCGGCGCCACCACCTGGGACCTCTGCGAAGAAATCCAGTCCCGCTTCGGCGTGGAACGCCGCATCATCGCCTGCCCCGACCCCACCGGCGGCGCCCGCAAAACCTCCGGCGTCGGCGCCACCGACCACAACATCCTCCGCAAGTCCGGCTTCACCGTCTCCAGCCCCCGCTCCCCCTGGAAAATCCGCGACAAGATTACCTGCGTCAACACCGCCCTCCTCGACGCCTCTGGAACCCGCCGCCTTTTCATCCACCCCCGCTGCAAGGAACTCATCAAATCCCTCCGCACCCTGACCTACGCCCCCGGCACCGGCCTCCCCAACAAAAACCTCGGCGTCGACCACGCTTTCGACGCCCTCGGCTACCTCTGCCTCCAAACTTTCAACCTCGCCAAACCAGAATCCCTCGGCAAGACCAACTATCGTGTGTGGTAACCCACCTGGGACGTTATGGCCGCCAAAAAACCCACCAAGGCCCAGAAAAAAGTCTCCAAAGTCATGCGCGAGTACGGCAAAGGCGAACTCCACTCGGGCAGCAAAAAAGGCCCCGTGGTCAAATCCCGCAAACAGGCCATCGCCATCGCCCTCTCCGAGGCTGGCATGTCCATGCCCAAGAAAAAATCCACCAAAAAAGGTAAAAAATAATGGCTAAACCCGGTCTCTACGCCAACATCAACGCTAAGCGCAAGCGCATCGCTGCCGGAAGTGGCGAAAAAATGCGCAAACCCGGCTCCAAAGGCGCCCCCACCGCCGCCGCCTTCAAAGCCTCCGCCAAAACCACCAAAAAACGGGGTAAATAATGCCCTCCGCCAACGAAAGGCTCCAAAGCTACGAAACAATCACCTTCGACACGCTAACTTCCCCTGGAACTAGCGAAAGTGCCATCGGCTACTCCGCCTCGGCCATCAGCTTCCAGGTCGAAGTCAGCGGCATCGGCACCAACGTGATTATTCGCCTGGAAGGCAGCCTCACTGGCGTCAACTACTACAACCTAAACACCAACGGCGACATCACCCTTACCGCCAACGGCACCTACGGCTACTTCCTAAACGCCCCCGGCAAGTTTG